CTACCCTCTTTGAGTAGTCTAGGTTCTACTTGGTGGTTACCAAGAACACCTACCTTAGCGTATAATACGCATTTGACGTCTGAATTTTGTCTCGCGAATTGCATCGCGGAGAACTTATTTTTAGTAGTGAGAGATTTCATATGCTCTTATTATAACGTCGCGCATCGGTTCTGTCAACCCCTAAATGGACATTATTTAAATTGTCTGTAACCCCTTAGCCACGCGTTACTTAGGACTGATTTTGGCCCGCCGAAACCCGGGTTTAGAGCCCCCGGGAGGCTGTTAGCCGGCGATTTGGCACGTTGCTTTCTATTTCGAAACCGCGAGGTGTTTCCATTACCATCTATCGGTGTGATGCATCCAATCGGCAAACACTATGCCTGCACCACATGATATGATGCAGTAAGCTATGACGCATATTGTACAAGTATCCATATTAGCACTCTCCGTAGGCTTTGTAGTTATCGTAGAGCTTCTGTAGTTGCTCATCATCTGGCATCGGCTCTATAAGAGCGTCCTCCATATCATGCCCTATGCGAGCATTACCATGTATACAATCACAGTATACCTCATGCTCTATAACGCCTGTATCATAACAAGCACCACAGTCCATGTAGTCATTATTTACCTCACGCGCCTCGTTAGGGCTGTAAGAAGAATCAAAGTAAGAGAGAGATTTCATATGGTTATATTATAACAGTGCCACCACACCTTGTCAAGTAGTATTTCACATTTATTATCCAATGTTTGTTAAGCCCTGTAGGGTCATTATCAGCACCAATAGGACAGTAACGCGCACCTAGTGATACGATGAACTCACCCTTACGCCCACCCTTGACCCAACGGTCATAGTGCTTCTGTACAGTAGACGCACACCAACCCGCTTGGCTACGGTATGTGGGCTTAACACGTGGGTGTAGTATACCATACTCACGACCCTTGCCACCATTCTCAGCATGGCGTATAGAGGCTACTATAGGTGCGAGCATATCACGACACTCAGGACGTATGTTCACTATGATAGCGTCCTTGTATGCATCGGCACATATAGCACCGTCCTTAGCCTCGATACTATCATAGGCTAGTGTGAGCTGTAGTGTGAGTAGAAGTGTAATCATGTTAGTCCTGCCACCCATCGCCATTGGTAACGTGCCATAGCCTGTGAGCTAGTATCTTATACATCAACACAAATATATTGTTGGCGAAGTAGTATTGAGGACGTTGCTTATCGTCGTGCTTATCGGGTGGCACTTGTAAGGCGTAGTAGTATTTGGAATTGAGAGATTTCATATGTGTATATTATAGCGTCGCGCGAGCGTCCTGTCAAGTCTTTTTTGGGTAAAATCCCACCGGACGATTTGACGTTCGAGTATGGGACCCAAAAACCCAAGCCCCCCCACTTCCTCTAGAGGTATGCTCTTGTAAGACAAAAAAAATATAAAATAAAAACAGTCTACAATGGACGGAATAAAAATAAAATTTTGGTAAAAACCGGTCGAGATTTATCGAAGGGACTCCGATTCTATTCCAGGGACTCCTAGATAAGAGTAATGGAAACAATTTTATTAGATTACGGGGTGCTAGGAGCCTGGGTGGTATTCAGTATAATCCGTGAGAGACTCCTTTTCAAGAAGATGGAACAACAATCGGATAGATTCAACAACGAACGCGGGAAATGGTATGACGAACGTGAGAGGTGGTTGAGAACCCTTGGTAAAAAAATGAGTGAGCAAACTATCGATGAAGTTCAAAACCGATAACTAGATACTATTATAATACTATGAAAAAAATAATTTCAATTTTTCTTGCAGCCTTCTTCGTAGGAGGTACTTTGCTTGGTGCACCTCAATGATGAGGTGGTGGTCCCCGCGGGGGAGCAGGTTACTCGGGTCCGGGTGACACATCAAATCCAGGGGGCGCTCCAGTAGCGGGTCCCATATCAACACCAAGTCCTAATGGGACTCCTCCTTCACCGGGTGGTGGTGCAAGCCCAGGTCCAAGCACAGCAGGACCGGCTATGGCGCTTCCAACCCATGGTAAAACAGCTAAGGAGACCATGAAACTAAAATGGGATTATCCTATCTTTGGTTCAAAAAAATTAAAAATTTCCTCCACAATGGACGAAAATCAAACTGTTTCAAGGCGTGTTGAACGAGCTCTCGTACGTGTCGTAGCCTTTATAGATGTCGCAAAAGGTGACATGCGTCCTCTACTCGTACTACGAGAGTGTAAGCTGTGTAACGGGACTGACGATGCGCTTCTATCGAGTTACGAGAGTAATGAGGATATCCTGATGATGGCGAAGTGGTTCCATTGCGTGAAGCTACCGCCAACAGTGTTAGATGAGACTCATCCCTACCATAGCCTATTCCAAGAGAAACACCCACCACATCTCTTTGTATCCAAATGGGATGGTACAGCCCACATTCCTCTCAAAGGAGACCTCTCTCGCGGTGAGTTGACCGACAATCTGTATTCTATGTTGGGTATGACCTACGATGGAAAAGCTAAGCCTCGTGTGAAAAAATTAAAAAAACTTTTATACCTGTACGACATGCTTGATGAAAAGATTCAACGTCTTGAAATCACAATCGACGACGAGTTAGAGAAACGAGGTCCTAGGTCTAAAAAAATCGCGAAATATCGCAATCAATTGAATAAGGCTCTGAAGGAGATGACATCCCTAAAGGAAGATGAGAAAAAGCTCTACGATATGAAGTTGCATAAGCCTATTAGCACTAAATAAGGTAGGTAAAAACTTATGACACCCCTAACCCCATCTGAAGCAGTAGAAATAATCGACGAGGGAGCCCCTTATAAAATAAAGGAAAAAGTAAGCTCCGATGCACCACTTGATAAAGGTGCAAAGGAAGCACAACTCCTAGGCTCCACTAAAGAGGCTATTGCTCTTCGTCGTGCGGAAATTGATGGTGAGATTCGTCTGAGAAAAGCGAATTTGAAGGGACAGATTGATACAATCAAAGCTACTGAAAGTGCTAAGGAAAAAGCCGGAAAACACCTTGCGGTTTTTGGAGCACTATATTTGTGCACATGCGTGATTGCATTTTTGTACTCAATGTCTATGCTCGAGTCTGAAGCTATTGCGGTGGCTGCAACCCTGATTACACTGGTTGTTACCCAACTAGCATCTATCCTAAAGACTGTAGTTGATACTAAGGAGCCAAAGGACCCTGTAGAACTTATGTCTGAGATTGTACACGTAACCTTAGTCAATGAAACAAATACCAAATCTTAGTAAACGTATAAAAATTTTATTTATACTTGTGTTGCTTGGGTTTGTTGTAGGAAATTGTGATTTTTCTACCGTTACATACAATCCTATAGGTCCAGGCATACTATGGTCACCAATCTAGTCTATATAATTATATGGCAATAAGACCCACAACAATGAGTCCCAAAATAAACGAGGGGAAGTGCTGGTGCATAGTTCTAAAGGATATGGACATGTACATCACATCGACTAAAACGACATATGAGGTTACTTTAAATACTATTTATACTTCTCGGTGTATGGACCCTACTGAAAGAGCAGAGACCATGCCACCGCCTTTGTGGGGCGATATAAGCTTCAATTCCCCAAAAGGGGAAACCCCCACTTCCTACGTACGGGAGCTAAATACTCGTGCGCGGTCGGACAAGACGAACTTTACTATACCAGGGGGAAACTTGGAGTCCACCGGTGGAAGCATAAAGGACATGAAACATTACAGTACTGAAGGACTTTGTGAGTGCTGTGGAGAGAAGGGCACTTCAACATCCTCTCATAAATATACAGGGTCAATGGTTCCAGACAAGACTGCGCCGAATGGATATAGCATTCCTGACCAGGACTTCCTTGAGGCGGAGGCGTTTGGAGAGGGGCAAAAAATATTGGATGACCGCAACGCTTTGGGCATCCCATATTGTTGTAATTAGGTAATTTAATGGGAAAAGAATTTAAAGCAAACGAAAGGAGATTAGTTCCCCCGGAACCTCCTCCAAGTAACAGTCTCCGGATGTTCGATATGAACAACCCGGATATTGACTTGTTCAATATGATTGATGATGAGCTTATTAGAATGTCAGGTTCACAAATGTATATTTATAAATACGAGGTTGACGAAAACTTCGATGATGTATTTGGCGAAAACCGAGTGAAAGCGATAAGGCAACAGCCTATTTTGGTTGAAGGTCATTATGACCCACGCGCTTTCGAGGAGAATCTGACCGAGTTCGGAATAGAAATGACCAACGACCAGTTGTTCACTTTTAATAAGTCGTATATCGAAGCCGAGCTTGGTCGTCCCTTAATTGCGGGCGACATCATACAACCAAGATTTCAGAACGTCTACTACGACGTATTTGAAGTACAGCAAGATTCTTTCGAAGTGTACGGTGTTTACCACCTTGTAGCATCAGCGAGAGTTCTTCGCGACAAGCCAGAGATACTTACAGACTCAGGCGGTCAAGCGGAAGCTGATATTTACGACCCTAAGGACTGGGGTTAATATGAAATTCATCGGAAAACTTGAAGAGAGATGTTGGAAAGGGTATGAACCTACTCCAGGAAAGAAAGCTTATGCAGACGGGTCATGCCGTCCTGTAAAAAGAAAAAAGAAAAAATTAAAAGAAGCTGCTGCCTGGACACGTAAAGCTGGGAAGAACCCTGAAGGTGGTCTGAACAAAAAGGGAGTTGCATCCTACCGTGCTGATAACCCTGGTTCCAAGTTAAAGACTGCTGTTACTAAAGACCCAAAGAAATTAAAAAAAGGCAGCAAGGCTGCCTCTAGACGGAAGTCGTTCTGCGCGCGTATGGGCGGGATGAAGAAACGTAATACTTCTAAGAAAACTGCGAACGACCCGGATAGCCGTATCAATAAGTCTTTACGTAAGTGGAATTGTTAACCTAACT